CTGTAGCCACGGAGGTGCCCACCCCCCTTGCGTAATCGGGCTAGGCGGGAGGTAGTGCGGCAGCGACGATCTCTGAGTGGACCGACTCGGCGCGGCGCTTCTCGGCCCGCTCCGCCGCCGTCTTCGGGCGCGGGGTGGGATGAAACTTCGGCGCCGGCTTCCCCCTCGGGGTGCTGGCCGACGCGATCGCGACCTGCAGCAGCGAGAAGCCGTCGATCACGGTCGCCTTCAGGTCGTCAAGCTCCGTCCATGACGACAGCGACGGACGCGATCGCCGGCCGCTGGCCGCAGACCAGACCAGGTCGTCGTCGTCGGCGACAGCCCGATGGAACCGTGACAGTGGCGGCAGCTGGTGGACCAGGCGAAGCAGCTGAGGCCACGGGCGGTCCCCGCGGAACCAGTCGAGGAGGTCCCACCCCGTGTGCGCCGCCAGGTCGTACTCGATGGCCTCGCCGTACCTCTCTACGAGGTCGACGAGGCCCTCCCACCCCCCGACGGTTCATTCTCCAGGTTGAAGTGGGCGCGCATGTCCTTCGCCAGACGCTCCAGCACCCCCGAGTGCCTGTGCTTGATCAGCTCGTAGACCTTGCTGTACTGGTCGCCGCACAGGAGCTCCAGCATGCGGCGGGCAGTGCGGGCCTCGTCCATCTTCAGCATCGTCTCGACGTCCGGCGGCCCGATGACGATCATCTCGTCGTGGCTCAGCTCGAGCGCGAAGTCCGTCGGTCGTGCCTCGGCGAGATACGAGTCGAACTTGTAGGTCTTGGACATGGGACTCCTACTTCTCGGGCGGCTTCGTGGGGGTCACCTGCGGGGCGAGAAGGGCTGCGGCGTCCTCCGTGGTCCCCGACTTGACGGTGTATCCCGCCCCGTAGACCAGGTTGTTGTATGCGGTGGGCGACGAGACGATGAGTTCCTGCCCGTCGGGGGACACGAGGGTGACCTCGATGGGCTTGTCGGCCTTCTCGGCTCGAGTCATGCGGACTCCTCAGGTCGGTGGTGAGATGGATGTCGATCAGGCGACAGCAGGGAACCCCATCGCGACAAGCAAACTCCGCCAGCCCGGGCCGCCGAAGAAGTGGCGAACGGAGTATCCGACGGTCGTGTCGGGGGTGGCGGTGAGGGTGTACGGGTACACCAGCGCCTCCTCGTCGGACCAGGTCTGCTCGCCGAATTCGGAGACCATCGCCCGCGGGTACAGGGTGCCGACGTAGATTCGTTCGGCCCCGATTCCGTCCGCGCCGATAGCGAACATGCGGTAGTAGCGGGTCGTGGGTGCCAGCGGCTCGGAGAATGCAATTTCACCGGTGATCGCCGTCGGGACAGCCGAGGTGAGGTCGACGTTGCGGAACAGTTCGATGTTGCGCTTCGACGTCTCCTGCGCGGTGAACCCGACAGTATTGGCGGTGCTGAGGATGTCGCGGCGGGTCGGGTCGACGAAGCCGTGGGAGGTGACCTCCGACATCTCCGTCTCGCGGCCCCACGTGTAGCCGTCGTCCTTGGTGACCAGGCCGATCTCACCCCATCCGACGGGGAGCGCCAGCACCTCGGCGGTGGCGGTGGTCGTCATGCTGGCGGGGACCGCCACGGCGGTCGAGGCCATGAAGAGCGAAGCGCTGGTGATCTTCCGGATGAGCTGGGTCTTCTTGACGGAGATGTCTTCGAGGACGGGCACGGGAGCCTCCTTGGGCACGGCGAATAGCCCCGGCGCGGGGGGTCCGCGGGGGCTGTCTGAGCAGAAGCTCAGGTCAGGTGGGGCGCGGCCGGCGCAGGCCCAGCCGGTACTGGGCGCTGACCGGGCGGATGCCCGGGTTTCGGTCCGGGAGCTGATCCGGTGGGGTCACCGTGCGGGTGGAGTCGATGTACACGCCGGCCACCCGGGTCCCGGTGACGGCGGTGCCGCCGGCGGCGAGGACGCGCTGCTGCACGTCGCGGGCCATCGCCCACGCCTCGGTCCGGGTCGTGGCCATGCAGGTGACCTGCAGGACTGGTCGGTCGGTGACACCGTCGTCGGTGCCGCCGACCCGCTGGATCTGGATGGTCCGCCCGGTCAGCGTCTGGTCGGTGGCGGTCACGGTGGGCGCCACCGGCTGCAGCAGGTCCATCATGACCAGCTCGGCGTCGGGGTAGGGCGCGAGGACGGTCACGACGCGCCCCCAGCGGCTCGGCGCAGGATGTGCCTGCTACGGCCGCCCGTAGCAGCGTTGCCGAACTCCATGGCGGCCGATTTCGGGTCGGTGGCCTGGACGACGCAGCCGACCCGGCCGTCGTCGCCACGCTCGGCGACCACCCCGATGCTGTCGGCGTATGCGCCGGTCTCGTAGGCCTCCCGGCGGGCGATGGCCCGGGCACGAGCCGCCACATCCATGGCGACCTGGTTCACCGCCTCGTACAGGTCGGTGGATCCGCGCAGGTACTGCCCCATCCCGCCGTAGTCATAGCGAAGCTCCATCAGGTGGGCCTCCTCATCCGGTGACGCGCTCAAGCTCGGCCTGGTCGCCCGGGTACCAGCCAGAGAACGGTGACCGCCATGCCCCCACCTCGCCCTCGACTCGCCACACCGAGCCGTCACGCAGCCGCACCTGGTGGTGTGCTGTGAGCCCGGAGTGCGGTGGGGCGTACAAGGTCCTGCCGGCGACGACGATGTTGCGGGCACCGTCGGTCTCCGGGCTGGACCCCGGGACGGAGCGGGGCGCCACCGCGCAGCCCGACAGGGTCCGCTCTTCGGTGACGACCACGTCGTCACCGAACTCGTTTCGGACCTCCCGCCACACCGTGACGGTCTCCCCGCCGATCATCGCCGGACCACGCGGGGGCCGGGGGTGATCGTGAAGGCGCCCGACGTGCCGGCGACGGTGGCGGCGAGGTGCAGCAGCTCCGCACGCTGCGCATCGGTGAGGAAGACGCCGGGCGTCCGGAAGGTGCGGGAGAAGGGCCCGACCTGCTCGGTGTCCGCGCCGGTGGGGGCCGTGAAGCCCCGCACCGCCACGTCCAGGACCACCGCGCGGGCCGCCCACGGCACCGGGTCGATGATCGCCTGAGCCCGCTGCATCGCGAGGGCGACGACCAGGTGCGCGCGAGCAAGGTCGAAGCTCTCGTCCCCCGCGAGGTACACCCGAAGGTCCTCGACGACGTCATCCACGATCAGCATCTGCGCCACACCGACCCCCGGGCTATTCGGTGGGGACGTGGACGGCTTCGCAGGCGGCGATGATCTCGTCGCGGCCCGCCCTGTCGGCCACTGCGACCCCTGCCGCGGTGGCGAAGGCCCGCCATGCGGATACGGAGGATCCGGGGCCGGCCTTCGGTGGCGGACCTGCCACAGCAGGCCGGGCGGTGGGCGCGGTCACGGCAGGGCCGCTGTCCGGTCCCTCGCCGTCCGCGAGCGCGGCAGGGTTGGTCACCCGGCCGCGGGGGGGATCGCCAGCGTCGGGATACGACGGGCCGTACCAGCACCCGTCGACCGCGACGTTGGCGATCAGCCGTCCACCCATCAGGCAGCGACGGTGGCGACGAACAAGCCCCGGGGGCGGGACAGGATCGGCATGCACGTCGCATCGACGTACGCCGACTCCCGGTAGGGGGGCCGGACGTCCTTGTCTACGACCGCGACCATCCCGGCCGGGGACGACAGCACCTGCCCACTCGAGTTCTGCAGCTCCAAAGCTGTCGCCGTCATCCCCCACTGCGTGAAACCGAGCTCCACACCGGCCGGTGGGACGAAAGCAACCCTGTTGGCAGGCAGGATCGTGGTCGTCACATCGTCGACGACCACCTGGGCGTCGTACGTGAAGAGCACGGTCGGGAGACGGTTCGCGCCCAGCGTCTGATTGAGCTGCTCCAGAGTGACGACCGATGGCCGGCCGGTGCCGGTGGCCCACAGGTCGCGGATGGCAACATTCTGCAACATCACGTACAGGATGTCCTCGGAAAGGATCATGCCGCCGAAACCGAACCCGTTCGACGCCCGGTACACCTTGCTCCAGGACCGAATGTTGCCGAGGACGTCGGCGGTCGCGATGGTCGTCCACGGAGTCGCGGCGGTCACGATGTGCGTGGCCGGCACCTGGAAGTCCGCTTCGAGACCACCCAGCTCAGCCAAGGTGATCTTGCCGTCCGAGAGCAGGTCGCCGCGCATCAGCTCGATACGCGCCTGAATCGACCTGGCGTTGTTCTCGGCGTCGTCGAAGATCGCCCGCTCGATCGCCTGGGTGGACTGCCCGCCGGAGCGCAGACGCTCCATCTCCAGACGGTCACGCTCCCCGCGGGACATCATCTGCGACACCGCGGGCAGCTTCACTTTGCGGGTCGCGAAGCTGTCCCGCTTGCCCGGCAGCGGCGGGGCGTCCCACGCGCGGGCCTTCGCGGCGCGGGTGGTGACGGTCGAGTCGGCGAACTCGACCTCGAGCACGTCGTCGTATCGGTTGGGTAGCACCTGCTCGAGAATGAAGTTCTGGTCCACAGGGACGCTGCGCACGAAAGCGGTCAGCGCCTGCGGCGAGACGTAGGAGTCCCACAAGATAGCCACGATTTTACTTCCTTCGGACTGGTCGGAAGCGGCCAGCGGCTCTGCTTCCTAATGTTACAAGATCGACAGCTCGGCCGAATGTGGAAAGCATGTGGGCCCCGTCTTTTTAGAGAGGCTTGACGTGATCAAGCGGCTCATAAGGACCCCGCACATTCAACATTCGTAGCTCCAGTACGCGAGTTCGCCCGAACCTTCTCCGGGGAAACTTCGTATACCTCGACACCCACCTAAGGCGTGCCCCGCCAGGGCGACTGGCTAGATTATCTCACGCGGGGGATCCGTCAGGCCCGGAATCGGACGAGCGGAAGGTCGGCGCGGCCGGCGGCGTCGAGGCCGTTGCCGGTAGGCAGGCGCGACTCGGAGACCACCGCGAAGCAGTCGACGAGCGCTGCGGCGACCCTGCGGGTCAGCACCGCCGGGACGGCGACAGCGTTGTACAGGAAGCCGACCGTGGTCTGCCGGCCGTCGGTGGCCGCATCGTCGTACGGGCCGAGCAGGCCCCCGGTGGTGACCCTCCCCAGCAGCACACCGCTGGGGATGAAACCGCCCGGATAGTGGGTACCGGCGGTGAAGAGGGCGAAGTTCAGGACCCCGAAGTCGGTCGGGGCGGGCTGCTGGTGCCCCACCGCCTCGAAGAGCAGCCAGGGCCGGTCGGCCGGCAGAAGCTCCCGGGTCTCTACGGAGATGTCAGTCATGCTTTGTCCGTCCTATGCGGGTCGAGATGACCGCGGACGGCCAGCACGACGTGGACTACGTGGTCTTGGTGCCGAAGCGACGCTGCGCCTCGGCGATGCCTTTCTCTGCACCGGTGAGCACCGGTGTGCGGCCGGATCCCTGCGACGGGTCAGGCCTGGGGGTGCGCGGAGCGCCGTCGTCGACCATGTACGGCTCGTCGGCGGCGAGCCGAGTCAGCGCCGCGGTGATCGCCCCGGTGTCGACTGTGCCGTCCTCGGCGACCGTGACATCGGTCAGGTCCAGGGACCTGACCGCGACCTGCGGGGAGCGGAATCGGGCCTCCGCGGCGAGGGCCCGGGCCTCGGCGAGGACGAGCCTCCGGTTGGCGGCCGTGAGGACCGTCTGGGCGCCTTCTTTGCGGGCGGCGTCAACGGCCTTGTCCAGGTCGGACCGGGAGGCGGCTTCGAGCGCTTCGAGCTTCGTCCGGTGGGTGTCCCCGTCCTTGGCGCGTCTCTCGGCGTCCTTGCGTAGGGACCTCTCCTTGTCGAGCGCATCACGCAGCTTCGACAGGTCTTCGATGGGCTTCGGATCGGTCGGCGGGTCGGGCTGCACCGGTGGGGGCTTCACGCCCGGGTCGGTGACCGGCTCGACTGGTGTGGGCTCGGGACTGCTCATGATGGTGGGGTCCTCTCGGGCGTCACGCCCTCGTGGTGGCCTGCGGGGCGTCACGCCCGGCAGGGTCGAGCACCGGCCCTGGCGGCCGGATGTCTGCGCTGTTGACGTGCAGCGGCTTCTTCTCGCTGGTCAGTCCAGGAAGCCGGCCAGGTCGAGGTCGAGGATGGCTTCGTCCCGGCTGGCGGCGTCCTGGATGACCTCTTCGGGCATCCGCCGGGCTCGGGCGGAGCGTGCGGTCCGGCTACGGCCCGCGGCTCGGCGACGTCCCCCGGCGGTCGCGGTGGACCTACCAGAGTTGATCACCCGGTTCATGTCCTCGCCGTCGAGGATCCGCTGGGTGCGGGACGTCCCGAAAAGACGGTTCTGCTCCGCCCGGGGTAGGGAGTCGAAGTACGCGCGAGGGTTGGTCGTCAGGTCGTTCTTCGCACCGCTGGTCAGGGCCAGGTGCACGCAGTCACACAGCGGGTGTCGAGCGAACCCGTCCGACCAGCGGTACACCCGCCCCGCGAGGATCGTGCATCTCCCGCAGGACGGCGGTCTCAGGACCCGCACCCACGCTTTGACCGCTGGGGTGGCGGCGATCGCCACAGCCGCCGCGACCCGACCGGCGTCCTGGACCTGAGTGCCCACGATCTGCACCAGCGCGGCCTCGCCTCGAGCCATCGCCTCCGGGACCGGTCGGGCCGGCACAGCCAGTGCCCGCTTGACCTCGACGACCGGCGAGTACAGCAGCCCGGCCAGCGGCCGGCCATCCGACGAGACACCGGCCAGTGATCGGGGGCGCACCTCGCCGCGACGGTCGTCGTCGACGCCCTGCTCATCGAGAGCGTCGGCCACATACGGCTGGGCCTGCTCGGCGGCGAGCAGCTGCGCGGACGCCACAGTGACTGTCATCCGCTCGGACACCTGCGCCCAGGACCGGTCGAGGTCGGCGGGCCGCACGTCGCGCCAGATCAGCCGGGCCGCGGCCTGCGCCGCCCGGGTCAGGCTGCGCTGTCGCAGGTAGTAGGCCAGCGCGACGCTAAGCAGCGACACCTGGGGGGCCTGTCGGGTCCGGGTCGGCGCGGTCGGCGCGACGGAACTCCTGCGCGAGCACCGCCACCGCGTCCGGGCTGTCCGCGTCGTCCCGCTCCATGTTCGCGATCTGCACCGAGCTGTAGCCGACATCCCGACGTGCCTGGCGCTTCGTGGAGATACCCGCCTGGTACAGCTTCACGGCGGCGTCGGCGGCCTGCGCGCGGGTCGGGGTCGCCGGGTCACGCCACAGCGTCTCCATCGACGCTAGACGCGGGTCGTCCTCACCGGTCTGAAAGATCCTGACCAGACGCATCGCGCGCTCCCACGACGCACCCCAGGATCGGGACTTCCGCTCGCACGTCTTCACCAGCCGGGCCTCGTCGGCGCGGATCCCCTCCGCCGAGGGCGGGTTCGCCGCCAGCTGCCCGAAGTACCTCAGCGGCAGACCGGTCACGCCGGCCACGAGCTGGGCGTAGTGCGAGACGATGCGCTCGAAGTTACCGAGGTCGGCCGCCGCGAACTGGCCGAATTTCGCCTCTGGGTTCGCCGTGGCCCACACCGCTCCGAAGTACGCCTCCCACCTCGTGACCGCCTCACCCGTCTCTGGGTCGGTGAAGTCGGCCTGGGTCATGCCGGCCGCCCACCTCTGCGGCAGCGCCATCACCTCGGTGGCAACCTGGGCGTTTGTCAGCGCCCGCGCGGCAGCGTCGGTGAGCGTGATGATCCGCGACATCTCCGATGTCCCGTACCGGTCATGCAGCCGGCCGCGGTTGATCAGCGGCACGACCGGGCATCGGCCGAGCCGGTGGTCGTCGCGGTCCTCCTCAGCCCACCCCCCCTTACGATCGTCCTGGGTCAGCCACACCGTGGCATCCCGCGTGTACAGGGTGCTGCGGACCACCCTCGTGCCCGACGAGTCGTCGACGTAGAAACGGGCCGCGGCCAGGGTCTCCCGGTCGCGGGGGGACCCCTCGTGGATCATCTCCAGGGGTGACTCCACGGTCACCAGCGGGATCTCCGCATCCTCACCGGTGCCGACGCACGCATACGACCGGCCGAAGACCAGCGAGTCGATGTGTCCCATCTGGGACTCGTCGTCGAGGTCGTTGGCCTGCCACACCAAAGACAGACCGCGGTCGGCCTCCGGCTCGCCGGGAAGGCGGAACCCTTCGACGTCGCAGCGCTCCTCGATCGCGTCGACCTGCGTCCCCGGCCACGCCACGATCGTCACGAACTTCCTCAGGTCATCGGGCACCGCCAGGCCGAGCTGCTCCAGCCGCTGCGCCCCGTGGTAGTAGGAGTCCAGCGCCCCGAAGCCCAGCCGCCGATGCCCCGACCTGTCCACGCTCCCCTGGATGGAGGTGTCGAGCCGCGCCCTGAGCCGGGTCAGGGTGGCGTCCTCGTCGTCGGTCAGCGGCACGGCACGCTCCTAACGTCTGAAGACGAAAACGCGGTTGTCGGCGGGGTCGGATGACCAGCCAGCAGTGAGGGCGTCGGCGCGGGCTTCGTAGGCCAATGCGTCACCCACCACCGAGTCTATTTTCCTCGACGAGTTGGGATTCTCCTTTCGGACCAGCCGCTGCCTGCCCTTATGCCGCACATAGGCGTTGCCGTAGTGCTCTGCGGCGAGCGGGTCGTCGTCGTGCCACGCCACACCGTTCACCAGGTCCGCATGGAGCCTGTCGAGAGCAGCGCCCATCTGGACGTCTCGACGGGTCTCCCACGAGATGACCAGCTCGCCGTAGGACTCGGCGAGGTCGTCGATGTCGGTCCGCCACTCGTGTGGATCGAAGTAGCCCCGCACCACGGAGTAGCGCGCGAATGCCTCACGTACGGTGGCCAGCACGTCCGATCGAGGGACCTCCCACCCGATCCCCGCCGCCCCGTCAGGTTTCGGCCACGCCCCGATACGGAACAAGTACCCGTCCGACATTCGACACCCGCGCAGGACAGTGGTGTCGTCGTTGAGCGACCCGTCGAAACCGACCGTGATCGCCTCACCGGCGGCGACAGTGTCGCCGCGACGAGTCTGGCGGTCGTGGACGTCCTTCGCGATCCAGGCATCCGCAGTGTTCATCGCTCGGTTTAGGAAGTACCGGGCCGCGGTGGCTTCGTCCGGGCAGGATCGCGGATCCGTCATCTCTCGATAGATCCGTTCAAGATCCATCCACGCCGCCGCGGCGCCGTAGACGTATCGAAGCTGCGACAGCGTGTGCTCCCGGTCAGTGATCTGGACCCGACCCTTGGCCTCGCGGTGATCCACGTGCACCGCCGGCGACAGGTCACCTTTGCGCCACGCGGTGAGGGTCGCCTCGGCGATGGAGCCCTCGCCGGGCCGATACGCCGTGGTGGTCTGCATGAGCCACGGCTCGGCGATCATCCGCTTGCCGAGGTTGCGGCGCACCGTGCCGTACATCAGCCTCAGCTCCCGAAGAACGTACAGGTGCGACTCGTCGGCGACTACGAAGGTCTCCTTGCCGCCGTCTTTCGACGCCGACCCCGCCGAGCAGGCCCGGATCTCCCCGCCATGAGGCAGGTAGAGCGCGGTCGCGGACTGGTACTGCCGGGCACCCGACACCCCACCGAAAACCTCGGGTCGGTGCTCAGCACCCCAGTCATTCACGATATAGGCGACCACCGAGAAGGCCGCAGTAGCCTGCGATTCCTCTGTGGCCAAGCACTTTATCAGCGGCGAAGTGACCGGCTTCGCCACAGGCTGGCCCGCAGCATCCCAGTGAGAGAACCTGACCGGACCGAAAGCCTCGGCCACCACCAGCCAGCCAGCGATTTCCGTCTTGGCTCGGCCTTTCGGCCGAGACAGGACCGACTCGTCGTAGACCTTCCGGCCCGTGATCGGATCGATCCGGTAGCACGCGACAATGTAGTCGAAGATCTCGTCGTCAATGGCGACCGGGTACTGTCCCTGGAGATCGCCGGGGCCGTAACAGCACTTCTCCACGATGAAATCCACGACCGAGTAGCCGAGCGAGCAGACCTGGCCCGGGAACAGCGCACGGAACACGGACTACGCGCCGCTGCGCTGCCGAGCGCGGTCGATGCTCGACACATTCCCGCCCGGGACCGTCGGCTTCTGCGCACCGCGAGGCCCGCGGTACTGCGGCCGCTTCCCCGTCAGCTCGTCTGGCAGGCGCAACGCTGCCAACAGCTGCTTGAGGACGTTCGCCGTCGAGTTCGCCTGCACGAGAGCCTGAGTGAGTCGCAGCTCGAGCACCTGGCCGTCGGACTGGACGTCGACCACGAGCTTCGACCAGGTGTCCACGTCGCCCCGAAGCAATTGGTCGAGCTTGTCCAAGCGGTCCTTGGCTCGACAGGCCTCAAGGAGCTGGACTTCCTGGGTCACGTCGAGACTGTGGAGTTCCACGACCTTTCGCCAGAGCCCTCGACCCCCAGCGGCGAGACCTGGTGGGACGCGCTGAACTGCCATGGTCACCTCCGTGCCGTCACCGTTCGTAGCGGCCAGCAAGGGAAGGTTGGACTTCGGTCAAGAACTCAGAGGTCTGCACTGCGAGGCACCA